TAATCAACAGGAACGGGGGCGTCTGCCCCGCCGTATTTTTTGGCGAGTGCATCGTAGTCCATTAAAGCCCCGCAGCTTTCTTAAATTGATCGGCGGCTGCCGCATTTGGAAATGTTTTGATACGGCCGTCAGGTAGCGTAACGGTCGCACCGCCACCCGCAGCTGAAGTTGAACCAGGAATCAGATTTGCGCCAGGCGGTTGGACTGGCATAGATGCTGGTTTTTCTACAGTAAGCGGAATGTTAGTTTTAATGCCGCTTACGTTTTTGTTGTGCAAATCAATTACACGGTTTGCCGCTTTGTCGTTAATTTCAAGAATTCTGCGAAGTGCGGGTTCAGTAAGGCTAATTCTCCCACCCGCCATTTGCGCTGCATATTCGCGGTCAGCGTCAGACAAACCAGTGCCTGCGCCAAATTGTTTAATGATTCTACCTACGTTAGCGCCCATTGCGGCGGCGTATGCTTGCGAATTAGCCGAAGCGTCTGCGTAGCCAAAATCAACACCCGCTTGTTTAAGCGCGTTGTTAAAGCCCACAAAAAAGTTAGCGCCTGTGCCGGTAATTGCACCAGATTTAAGAAGATCACGGCCAACTTGATTAGTGCGTAAAATTTCGGCGGCGTCTTGCGCGCCTGCTTGGCTTTCAAGAATTCGTTTTGATTGCCCTGCGCCAAGCCCAGTTGCAAACGCCCCCTCTTGTTTTTGGTCAATGTTAACCACCGTTCCAGGCGCGCGAGTAGTTTCTTTGTTAATTGCCGCCACGTATTGCGCGCGGCGTGGGTCGTTTAGCGGCAACGCAGCCATTTCATTTTGTAACTTAGCCAAAGTAGACGGTGGAGGCGGTGCATGCGGCGCAAACTGCGATTCTTTTGCAATTGCTGCATCGTATGCCGCGCGGCGTGGATCGTCCGCTGGCAACGCAGCCCTTTCAGCTTGTAACTTAGCCAAAGTAGACGGTGGAGGCGCAACAGGCGCAGCCGGTGCTTGATTAAATGTTCCTTTAGTAGGGTCATATACGGAACTACTAGCGCCAACCACAACGGGTTTTATGCTATCAAGCAATTGGCTAACGCTTTGCATTGATTTCATACGGAACTGGTCAAACTTACCAGTTTGCACGGCCTCACTTAATTGCGCTAGTCCTTTTTCTGGAGTTGCGCCTAAACTCTGAAGGTACGGCCCAAGCACGGGGTCGGCGTGTACGGATTTATGCACCGCTAAATATGCTTCCGGCGTATCTGCCATGCGGTAGGCGTCAGGAAGCAACGCTAGTTTGTCAGCTATCAATTTAGTGCTTTTAAGTTGGCCTTCAGTCTGCGCGTTTGCGGCTTCGCGTTGAGACTTAGCAAACTCAAAACCTAATTTTGGGTTAAGTTTGGTTACTTCTTGCAAATACGTTGGAGACGCTGGGTCAAGACGGCGCAAAGCATTAGTTTCTTCCATGCTGCGTTGGTACTCTTGCATCTTCATGCGGTTTAGTTGGTTTGCTTGCTGGCCTTGCTCCAACTGTTGCATCCTCCCGTATTGAACAAACGGGTCAGACGGCGGCTGGAACTGATAGCCTTGAGCGATAAGTGCGTTTAGATCAGCCATGATTTATCCTTGAGAGCCAGTAACAATTTGGCCGGGGCCATACTGCGGCGTGCCATAGCCTGGTTGACGTTTTAAAAAGTCATTAAAGTTTAGCTGGTTTAGGTACGAACTTACACCAGTTTGAATACCACCAGCTAAAGTGTTTGCTGCGCCTAATTGACCCGAACCAATTGCGTTGCCTGCGGCCATGTAAGCGTTCCCTGCATTAGTGCCGTAATTCCCCGCTGCTTGGCCTTGATTAGATGCCGCAGACTGCCCCATAGACATCAAGTTGCCCAAGGGTTGAAGTTGATTTAAGCGGTTTGTTTGGTAACGCCGGTAAGCGTTTTCGTACTCTTGTGAGCCCATTTCTCCACCATATCGAGTAGCGGCTTTCAAAGCACCGCCTGAGATTAGACCACCCCTTGCAGCGGCTTGACGATCAAGTGCTTTTTGACCTTCAGACAGACGAAATGCGTAGCCTGGGTCTGCTTGGTAGTCGGCCATGCCAAAGTCTCTACCGTACTTACCGTACCCAGCAGCGCCAGTGTCGCCGCCAAGACCTAGCAATTCCATTAGCCGATTCTGACCTGTTAGACCAGCTTGGCGGTAAGGCTCTTGCCCAGCCATTTGCTTATCAAACATTTCCTTTTGAAGGTCAGCAGCGCGGTTAGCCGCATCTGCTTGAGTGCTTGCGGCGCTGCGCGCTCCGGAAGATGCAATTACACCGCCAAGAAGAGCGCCACCCGCCCCGATCATTGCTGCTGTTATAAAACTCATATTGACACCTCAAGTGATTGATCTTTTATTTTGTTACCAATACCAAACATAGCGCGTGGGTCGTCTTCAACTAATTCGGACTCTACGTCTTCTACCGTATCTGATTCAACTCGGTGAAACGTCATACACAACGCATCCGTTTCAGCATAAACTGCTCGTTTGGTGCCTGGATTGCTGCATATCACTTGCGGCCCGGTAATCAATTTGACGCCTTCGTCCGTAGTAACCGCAACCGTACCAAAAACAACCATGTAGAAGTGTTCTTTTTTGTGGACTTTGCCAACTATTAAACACCCCGCCGGACGCCAAACTTGGCGGCAGTACATACCGCCGTGAAACAAATGCTCAGTAGGCGCTTCGTACTGCTCATGCTTGGCAACTTCAATTTGCAACGCCTCAACCTTGTCAATCATTGAAACTGCTGGCGCGACATCAAACCCTTTGCCGTAAGTGATTCGCATCAAGTCACCTCACGCCCAGAAACACGAATGTTGATTGCGCTGGCAGTGCCAGCAATGGTGCTGATGAAGTCGCCAACACCAAGCACTTGGCCCACCAGTTCAGGGAAGGTGTAGACCTCAGAAGCCTGAAGCGTCTTGGTCTTGGTAATCAGGTTGGTGTTACCCGCAGAGCCAGACACGGTGACCAAGTTCACGCTGATCGTGGCCGCTGTGGCAGTAATGTTAGTCGCGGTAAACTTGTCAATGATGGCCGTGACGCCAGTTGCGGTGTACTGGGTCGTTTGCGAGTTTTCGGCAAACTTTGCGGCTACAAGGACTTTTACTGATACGGTCATGGTTTACTCCAAAAGCAGGGTGTTGTTAGCGGCCTGTTGCATAATGACCCAATTGGTGCCGTCAGACACCATTGTCGCCCAATTTCCTACAACTGCCAAGAGGATTGCGGTGCCAGCGACTGTGCTGTCAATAGGCACAACGTTGCTAGATGCAGACACCAAGGTCTGCGCCTGCGTATTTTTAAATGTTAAATAGCGGCCAGAATATGCAGATGCCGAGGGCAAGGTTACCGTGCAAGTTGATCCTGACTTATTATTGATAAGCCAAGTCTCGTTAGCGGCAACAGTAAAGTCAGCCGTCTTGGTAACTGGCGCACTTGAGAGCGCCGCGATGCTTGCGGTGATTAGGCCAACGTCAAAAATCGGCTGCACTTGCAAAGCCTCAATCTGCTTTTGCATTTCGGCTATTTGGGACTCTAAGGCAGAGCAGCAGTCGCCCAATATGTCAGGTGCTGGCAAAGTGATTACTGGCGGCAGGGTCTGCAATTCCTGATTGACTGAGCGAAGCGCCGCATCGTAGGACGCAAGCAAAGAATCAGTATTAGTGCCAACATCGACATTATTAACAACATCAGACGCAATGTTGTTGAGCGACAAGAAAAACAAATACCAAGCGCGATCAATTAAATTCGTGCGGGGGTCAATCAGCGGCACTCGCGGCGGCGTGATCGGCGTTGGCGTAGCGTTAGGGCTAGGCATTTGTTGGACTCAAAATGAGTTCAGCGCCCATGATTGTAATTTTTACAGGGTCAGTGCCTGACAGTTCGTACACACGGTCACGCAGCTTTAAAGTCATGCCCAACCGACGCCAAAAGGTTCGGTGACCATACGCACCGATTTTGCCAACTGGTGACCAATGTTCGTTGCTCCAAGTATGACCGCCATCATCTGACCAGCGCAGCATGACTTCAGGGTCGTAGCCTGGTGCAGCAAGGTAAGCCGTGGTTACTAAGTTGTACCCGCTAATATCGGTATCTGACAGTTCGTATTGTCCTAAAGGCTCAAAACCGTCATTAGCCTCGGTAGTTAAAGTAACACCTGATTGCGTTGCTAAAAACGTTTGTACATATTCAGCTACAAGGTCTAACCCTGACTCAGTGTCAATATTTTCGCTATCATACGCAGGATACAAATTTAGCCCCACGCCCGTTTCGCAGTCCAGTTGCAAGCTGTGATGCGCCGTGCGCTTCAAATTGTTTTGGCCGGTTGGCAGCGCCCGCCATGAGCGCAGCCATTTTTGAATGCTGCCATTGTCCGAATAATCGTCCAAGTCAAAC